AAGCCTTTCAGATGCAGAAACTCTTCGAACGAGATGCACGAGGAGGGACAAGATATACTGAAATTCTCCGTGCTCATTTCGGCGTTACTTCTCCTGATGCTCGTCTACAGCGTCCTGAATACTTAGGCGGTTCTTCAACTCGTATTATTATTAACCCAGTACCTCAGACTGCGTCATCTGATGCTACAAGCCCGCAGGGTAATTTGGCGGCTTTCGGTCTTACAGCTGACAGTAAAGGCGGTTTTACAAAGTCTTTCGTTGAACACTGTGTAATTATTGGTCTTGTCAATGTCCGTGCAGACCTTACATATCAGCAGGGTATAAATCGCATGTTCTCCAGACAGACCCGTTGGGACTTTTACTGGCCTGCACTCGCTCATCTTGGAGAACAGACCATTCTCAACAAAGAAATATATGCCCAAGGTACTGAGGCTGATAATGATGTATTTGGCTACCAAGAACGATGGGCTGAATATCGGTATTACCCCTCTCAGATAACTGGAAAGTTCCGTTCTACTTATGCTCAGCCTTTAGATTATTGGCACTTGTCACAGGAATTTGAATCACTTCCGACACTGAGTTCAGCTTTTATAGAGGATCAGCCCCCGATCGACAGGGTAATCGCTGTCCCCAGTGAACCACATTTCCTTTTCGATTCATACATTCAGCTTCACTGCGCTCGCCCGATGCCTGTTTACTCAGTTCCTGGACTGATTGATCATTTCTAGGAGGTGTTGATATGGACCCTATGATTACAGCAGGTCTAATAAGTGCTGGTGGTTCTCTCCTTCAGGGTCTTTTCGGTCAGAGTTCTGCTCAGGCTTCCATGGATTTTCAAAGAGAAGTCCTTCAGAATCGTAACCAGTGGATGGTACAGGATTTAAAAAAAGCTGGATTAAATCCAATACTTGCCGCCGGAGCTATAAGCTCCGGTAGTGCGGCAGGAGCTCAGGCACATATTGATAATCCTGGAGAAAAAGCTGTGAGTAGTGCTATGCAGTATAAGATGGCAGACTTGGCAAAAGAAAGACTAATTACTGATCAGCGTGAGGCAGAAAGTCGTATTAATAAAAACAATGCTGAGCGTGATTTAATTATTACTCAAAGTAATGCTATTCAACCTGAGGTTGCTTATAAGAAAGCTAAAACTGCTGAAAGTGTTGCTAGCACAGAATTAATCGGTGCTACTGCGGAAGAAACAAGAGAGAAAGTCAAAGTGGCTCAAGCAAAGGTGGTTGAAATTTATGGACAAGTATCCAAACTTGAAGCGGATATCAGACGCTCGGAAGCAGAAAGAAAACACCTTATTGAACAGATTAAAGTCGCTCGTTCTCAGGCTCATAAAAATGCATTGGAAGCTAATCTCGCCAAAGCTAATACTGATATTGCAAGACAGATTGAAGCAGGAAAAAGACTAGCTAATATAGGTATTGATATTGATAATCAGATAAAAGGTTTAGGTTTACCAAAATCTCAGGCAGATGCAGATTATTATAGTTCTTGGATCGGTCAATATTTTGACAAATTTGGTAGAATAGTTGATAGTCTCAGTCCTTTAAAGTAGGAGGTGAAATCATGAAACGTCGCAGAATGTCCCGCCGTGGATCCAGAAAGTATTTCTCTGCTACTGCTTCAAAAACACATAGAAACAATCTTAGAGCTACTCCAATGCGTGGAGGCTTTAGGATATGACTTGTTACCACCCTATAACTGCATGGCGTAGCATAGATGGTAGAGGGGCCAATGGTAAATGGCCCCTTACCTTTAAGGCTAATGAAGGTTACAGGGATCTCGAAGTACAAATTCCCTGTGGTAAATGTATTGGCTGCAGGCTCGAGCAATCTCGTCAATGGGCTATGCGTTGCACACATGAAGCGACGCTTCACAAAGAAAATTGTTTTTTAACTCTTACTTATGATAATTATCATTTAGATCCTTTAGGATCTTTAAATAAAACTGATATTCAACTGTTTATGAAAAGGCTCCGTAAACGCTTTGAAGGTAAAAAAATTAGATATTTCCAATGTGGAGAATATGGAGAGCTTCATCAACGACCGCATCATCATGTTATATTATTTGGACTAGATTTCCATGATAAGGAGGTAGCTGAAATTGCGGATACGTCGTTTCCTTTATATACTTCTAATATTTTATCTAGTTTGTGGCCTTTTGGCCTTCATCGCATCGGTTCAGTTTCATTCGAGTCTACAGCATATGTTGCAAGGTATGTTTTAAAAAAAATCGAACACGAAGGTTCAAACATAATGATGGTCGTTTGCCTGAATATGTAACTATGTCTCGCAGACCTGGTATAGCATTTAATTGGATTGAAAAGTTTAAAGATGATGTATATCCGCATGATTATGTTGTTATCCGTGACGGAATTAAGTGTAAGCCTCCGAAGTACTATGATAATATATATGATAAAATTCAAGATGATTATTCTTTAAATAGTATTAAATTAAATAGAAAAAAAGAAGCTTTAAATAATCCAGATTTTAATAATCCTCGGAGGTTACTTGTAAAAGAAAAAATACAACATCTTAAAGCGGATAAACTTGTAAGACCCCTTGACTGAAAGGGGTCTTTTATATACTATTCTATTATCTCGTGCATTGCATGAGAAATACAAATTTGAGAGGTTGATTACTTAATGAAAGTGTACTCTGTTTATGATGAAAAGGCTCTAGTTTATGGTCTCCCAACCTGTTTTTCTACTGATGGTCTTGCTCTTAGATCCTTTGCGGATCTCGTTTCAAATCCTAATTCTAATGTTAATAAATACCCTTCTGATTTCAAATTGTACCGTATTGGTGAGTTTAACGATAATAATGCAGAGATGATATCTTGTACTCCTGTTTATCTTGCTGTTGGTAGCCAGTATGCCTTTAACGTCTGCTCAGCGGAAAATACTGACTGAAATATTGACCGATGGGGGCGATAGCCCCCTGAGGCCAGCCGAAGGCTGTAATCAATTAACTCTATTTAATGAGGAGGATATATTACATGACAACCGTTATCAGATCTATCTACGACGGAAAAAGAACAAAAGTCGCTCTAAAGTGTGGAAAAACCATGACACAACAGAACTTTAAAGATGAGTGCGACATTAATTCAATAATGTCTAAATATCAGGTTACTGGATTCTTGGTAGACCCTCTCAAGCTTAGAACTCGTAAACCTCAATTTGGTGATTTTACAGCAGTCCCTGATTATCAGACTGCACAGAATGTTATTGTGGAAGGTCGTGAAGCCTTTGAAGCACTCCCTGCGAGAGTTCGGAAATATTTTAATAATGACCCTGCTCTATATCTCAGTTTTATCAGCGATATCAATAATCTTGATCAGGCTCTTGAATTGGGCTTGGTCGATTCAGATTATGTTGATGAGTTAAAAAAATCTCTTGAACCTGATCCTGTTCCTGATCCTGCTCCGGTAGAGCCGGAACCTGCGAAATAATGTCCTGGGGTGTGGGGCCCATTACCCCCTTGATGTAATGGGCCCCACTGACACCAACCCTGTTTGGTGGCATTGATTTTAAATCTTTTGATTTTAAATCTTTATCAAAAACCCATGTTTTTTAACTGAATAGGAGGTAATACTTTATGGGAACCAAAAAGAGTGTTATGCAACATCAGTTTTCACAGATTCCTCGCGCTGATATTCCTCGGTCTAGTTTTAATCGGTCTCATGGATATAAAACAACCTTTGATGCTGGCTATTTAGTCCCGTTCTATATTGATGAGGCTCTGCCTGGTGACACTTTTAACTGTCATTCTACTCTATTCGCTCGGCTAGCTACTCCTATTGCTCCACTTATGGATAATCTTTACATGGACACATTTTATTTCGCTGTCCCTCTCCGTCTTATCTGGGATAACTGGCAGCGGTTTAACGGTGAACAGGATAATCCAGGAGATAGTACTGACTATCTTGTTCCGACTATTACAAGTCCTGTTTCTACTGGTTGGACTGTAGGATCTCTCGAAGATTATTTCGGTCTTCCTACTGGTGTAGCAGGTCTTGAAGTTTCCTCATTATGGCATCGAGCATATAATCTCATTTGGAATGAGTGGTTCAGGGATGAAAATTTGCAGGATTCTCTTGAAGTTCCTAAAGGTGATGGCCCTGACAATGTCGCAGATTTCGCACTCCGTCGCCGTGGAAAACGCCACGATTATTTTACCTCTGCTTTGCCTTGGCCTCAGAAAGGACCAGGCGTAGAACTTCCTCTTGGTGGTTATGCTGATATTGTTGGATCACAGGATTTTTCTGTTTATGGTGATGGTAATGCTCTTGGATTGTATGACGGTACTACAAATCCAGACACTTCACTTAAATATTGGGGTTTAAGTGGTACAGGTTCTAATGATCTTGGTGCATTGTCTGATATTTACGGTGATCCTGTTGGTACTGTAGGCACATCAACGTTGTATTCTACTCCTGCTAAAAGAGCGTTTGGAGTTACTACTGATC